GGATTGAACCCACGACCAAGGGATTATGAGTCCCCTGCTCTGACCACTGAGCTACAGGCCCATTGCATTCACGCCGCATTCTGCTTAATGATGCAGTAAATCGGCAACTGATAGTCCCTCGCTAATCTCGTAACACTTTGAACCAGTTTCTGATGCATGTTTTATTGCGTTTCTAATTACGTAAGCCATTTCGTTTTTGCTGAGCCAATCTAGATTTATCGGTGCATTCACCCCAGTGAATAAATCCATTACATCAAAACATTCTTTCGGGGTCCATAAATATACGTCAAGCTTGTGCTCTAAAAAACCAGCAATAGGTGGGTTCCCAGAAGCCCAACGTGCGTAAATCATTTTTAATCCGAGTATTTTAGTTGGATAGACCTTCCTGTAAGCACGATACACAGGATAATTACTCATCCCCTCGCTGGTGTTGCAACTGTTACAAAGCAACCCTCTTATTAGCCCGCTTTCGTGGCAGTGGTCCATAACAAGTCTTTGACTGCTCTTGCTGTAGTCCCCACCACATATGGCACATCTTCCCTCTTGGTACGCACCAAGAAGTTCCATGTCCGGACAGTAGGGGTTAGCGTATTCTTCTTTTATTTTTATGTCTTCAGATTTCCACTCCAGCCAATTTTCGCATCTCATTGGTTTCCTTTTTATTTTATGAAAGCTGGGCGATATGTGTAAGTCGAGTTAAAGCCCGCATGCCTTGGCTGTGTAAATGTTCAGCGTAGGCGGTTAGACCTGCAAGCCGCTCGGCTTTGCTTAATTCAATAAAAGGCGTAGCAGGTTTGGGGTAGTTCTCTTGCTCGTACCACTCGGCAGCCTTTCGGTAGAAGTGTCGAGCATCGCTCAACTCACTTTGCCAGGATTGGCTTTTATGGTCATCTCGAAAGTTCGCCAAAGAGCCATATGCATCAAACAACTCCGAACTAGAAAGTTTGAAGTTTTCTTCTTCTTCCGCAGTAATTGCTTCACTCCAATCGGTCTCGCCATGCATCAAATAAGCAAGCCCAAAGATTTCATTTGCTATTTCTTTATCATCTGAGCCCATCTCTCGGAATAGGTCCGCTTCACTATTGAGCACTCGTCCGTTAATCATTAACGCCATAACTTTTTCCTTTTCTATTTTTTTATGAAAGTCGTTTCCAAATTAATTTTTTGCCCGATTTTATGCAAGCGTAACGCATTCCTTCTTTATTTGTTTTCTTGCCAGCAATCTTGCATGGCTTATTATCTAGAGTCTCCGTGCGAACTTGTCCGGTAACCTTCATAAAATCAGGACCAAATGTGTACGTGGCGTCACCTCGCCCGTCATATAAGAAAAACTGAACCTCCAATGAATATGAGCCAATTGGGGTGTTTCGTGGCAATTGAATGCGCGACCATGAAATTGATGGAGAACATGGGTTGAGGTCAAAATCCGGAGTACATCTTATGTTGATTTTTTCATATTTATTTCCATCATCGGATTCGCCTTTTCCTAAATTTAGCCTTGTCCCATTTTCTGATACCAAAAATGCATTGGCCTGCCACCAGTTTGAATAGCCTTTGTTGTCTATGAAAATCATAATTAATGGTATTTCCGTTGGTACTGGACCATTCATTGGCCATCCAGGAACTGCGGTAACTCCTTCTATTTTTGCCCCTAGATAGAGAGGTGGACAGCTTGCGTTGAAACAGTAACCGTTACTGTCAAATGGATTAATTGGCGGCGTTGCGTATTTTGGCTCCTGTTGGGCCAATACCGAATTGGGCGATATTGCAATTCCGGATACAAACAACATAAATAAAATTATTTTTTTCATAGTTTCCCCTTATTTTAATTAGTATTTTTTATTAGTAGTTGGATATTTTAGTATATAACCAATTTTTTATATTTATTTTTGTTTTTCATAATACTTACGCTGGTACTCTCTTTGATATTTTCTTCGCTTCTCTCGTTCAACTGGGTCTTTCAGGCGTTTTTTTGCTGAAGCCTGTTTGCATTTTCGACAAAGCCGCTCTTGTTTACCATCTGGTCTATTCCGTATATATGTATTGCTTTTGATGAATTTATGACCTTTGCGGCAATGGGTTCGCGGGCGCTGTGATTGACCCTGTCTGTTTTTGGCAATCATGTCGCGCATATTATCCGAATTAGTACCAGTGAATAAATGTTTTGGATTAACACAACTAGGCGTGTCACACGTATGACAAACAAACATCCCCTGCGGAATCGGTCCTACAAATGTTGAGTAAGAAAACCTATGCGCATTTACGGCTTTTCTATCTACAGACAAAGAGCCATAACCTTTACTATTAAGCGCACCAACCCAAAACCAACAAGTGTCGGTTTTCTTTACCTTTTGAAAGAACCTGTCCTCATAACTCATGTTTTTCGACATTATTTAATCGCATCCGACCATTCGTCATCAGACGGTGGTTTATTGACAATCGAATATTTCCCGTAATGTAATGTGCTCGCTGCATATTCTGGGTTTAAAGTCTTGAGCCATCCACCAATGGATTTCATCAACACGCCAGACTGTCCTGTTGCTTCGCATGTGCGCGCGGCAATCTCTTCGTATTTAGATATTACTTCATACATTTTGTCTCTTTGTTCCTCGGTCGTATCGTTGCATGGTGTCATGTAGTAGCGCAGGCCGCCAAACTTTTCTTTAATCTGCAGAATCTGATAGTTGGGGTCGATTGCTCTTAGTTCTTTGTCGCAATCGACAACGATTTGATACCAGCCCTCATCGACACTGATGTACTTGCCAAAAGACGGCGATATTTTTTCCCTAAGCGCTTCTATTTGAAGTTGTAATTCATTCATTGTTTTACTCCTTGTGCCCCTGGTTGGAATTGAACCAACGTGGACCACTACGGTTTCTACACCTTATAAGAGTGAGCCGATACAAGGGCGTGTCTATTTGAAAAGTTCGACAGACGCCGATATTCGTTCACGCAGGGAGGAAATATTCCCTCCGGGGTTGATTTTGCCTTGAAAAATTCCATTATGGAAAATAAGTAATGTTGGGATTGACATGACGTCAAAGTCTTTGGCTGTCTGCATGTTCTCGTCAACATTTACTTTAACAAAATCAACGCTGTCCGAAAACTCTGTTGAAAGTTCTTCGATGACCGGCGAGAGTTTTACGCACGGATTACACCATGGTGCCCAAAAATCAACAAGAACTAATTTTGTTGATGATTTTACGAATTCGTTAAATGTGCCGTCTGTTAGTTCAATCATTTTTTGATATTGCTTTCCCCTATAGGTTGTTTTGTTTTGAGTGCTTTCATAATACAAATCATGTCAGGACAATACCAAAAAGCCAACCCCAACTATCTATTTGTTTTTATAGATTCTCCAGTTGCTGAGTTTGCCTTCGGAATTGTCCATAATCCATTTTGCGAATTTGACGTTGCAATGGATGTTTTTCAAACCTTCCATCCTGTTCTCTATTGCCTCTTTGCCGCAGACCTCTGCGACCCTAGACCTCCATGAAGAATTGATTTGGAGTAACCCGGTGTCGTAAGACTTATCCTTGTTTAGTGCATAGGTCATATTTCCATTTTTGTCCCATGTGGCATTTTGAGCACCCGGATTACAGCCGCTCTCCCTCCAGGCCACATACGAAAAGACCTCTACTGGCTCAAGGCCGACATCATCAAAGAGCTGTTCCCACATTGGGCAACGCTTACTCTGATCCCTTGGGATATTCCATTCGGTGCCATCTTTTACGCTTCCGTAGGCTGCAATATTAGAAATCGCTGGGACATTTTCTGTTGAGAGACCCATGGATTCAAGCTTTTTTATATGCTCGCGTCGAGTAATCGGCCCATAGTCTCCATCAACTTTTACGGTTTGAATTACTGTTTGAAGCTGTTTTACGCGTTCGCCTTGTTCGCCAAAAGAATATCGATCCAAGAGTACGGTCTGAACGTGGCCTGGTTGTACGCCCTCGGTATTTCGAGGAAGGACCACTATATCTGTGGTCAAAACCTGGCTAGTCACTACCTCCTTTGTCTCGCCTGGTGGAATTATTGCTCCAAATATTGCAAGTACTATAGAAGTAGACCATCCCATGATGATTTTCAATGGCTTGTCCTTTGTTCGGCGGATAAAACAGAGTTTTAGTAATTATCTCTTTGGTGTGTTTATTTTTGACCCCGCCTCGGGGGTACTACAAGTATATCAAAACACACCCGACACGCAACACCCCAACAAAACCCTTTAGTTACGCTGTTTTACAACAAAATGGCTAATCAGAAAATATAAATTCCGCTGGGTTTATTGGATCCATCGTGCAGACTATTCCGTGTCTTTCATCTATTGAGGATATATTTATTTGCAATGATTTCATAATTTGGTCAACAAAATTTTCAGTATTGACGCAGATTTCGTCTACTTCGGATTGGCTTTCATCGCCCGTCAATTGGAAGGATAAAACCGCTTCAGCCATGGTGTTCGCTATTAAGAGCCTAGCTTCTGATGTGCTTTTGGGTATTGACATGTTGACAGCGTAGCCCAAGGTATGTACTATCTAAGTGCAGGTAAAACCCATTACGAATAGGAGAAAGAAAAATGAATTCATCCCCAATCACAATATCTGGGAATCTCACGGGAGACCCAGAGCTTACATACACAGCATCTGGGCAGGCGCGTTGCGCCTTCTCGGTCGCCGTAAATCATGTTTGGTATGACCAAAGCAATGAAAAGCAAGAAAAGACAAGCTATTTCAACGTAATCGCTTGGAGGTTCGTTGGGGAGCATGCAGTACGCACTCTCGAAAAAGGGTTGCCGGTTGTTGTTGTTGGAAGACTTGAACAACGCTCATATGACGACAAAGAAGGCACAAAACGCTCAATTACCGAGGTGATTGCAGATACTGTCGCCATAGACGCAAAGGGTCTTGAAACCATTGTTCGTCGAACAAAACAATCTGGGGATGCATCAGCACCAGCACGGGCCAATACATCCGCACAGGCTCCACGTAGGAGTAAGCCAATGACCGCCGCCCCAGTTGGCGCCGGCATAACAGATGCAGATGAGCCATTCTGAAATAACTAATTACCAATAAAAGCGCCCGTTAAATCATGGCTTAGAGACCATGAAACGGGCGTTTTTTATTTTTGCGGAGAGGTTGTGTTTTGAACTTTAGGTATCTATTATTCAAGTACTCTAATTAATCCACCTACCCAAGGAGTTACTAAATATGTCAGAGTACAATAAACTCAAAGCAAAAGGAATGAAAAAAGGAAGACCCAAATTTACGGGGATAGAAAAGCAACGCTCATTGGCGCTAGCGGTCATGAGACAAGAGGCAAGACGCCGAGCTCATTTGGTGTTGAAGAATCGACACCAAGAAGAGTACGCAGCAATTTACGATGCGGAATTCAATTCGCTAGCGAGCGACCCCTCAGCTAAAGATCTTGGAATTATTGCAGAAACTAAGCAATCCAAGAAAACAAGAAAAACTCAATAAAACAATAAACAAAAGGAGACCAGCAATGGCTGTAAAGAAAAAGAAAAAAGTTACAAAAAAGAAAGTGGCCAAGAAAAAGGTTGCAAAGAAAAAAGCAGTGAAGTTAAAGAAAAAAGCTGTGAAGAAAAAGAAAAAAACAATTAAAAAAGCTGTTAAGAAAAAGACAGCAAAAAGAGCTGCAAAGAAGAAAACTCAAAAATCACTTAAGGGGTTTTTGGTCGCCGAATCAGCCAAAGAGTCAACTGAATCAAATCAGTCGATTTAACTAATATTTAATTTCCGCAACATTTGCGTCGCGGTCTTATGCGTGGGCCTGCTTGTCTGATAACTTCTGACACAGGTATGGCCCGCGCATTTGGATTTTCGTTTTCTGATTTCTTTTTCTTTTGAGCCACAATTAAATTTTAACCTTCTACTGGTTCTCCGGTTTTAAATCTTCTTTGGGTGTGTTCAAACAGGGCAATTAAGTCCATTTGGGACTCAAAACTATCGCTGGACATTTTTCCATCGATTTCTGCTATTTCAGACATCAAAGCATTATCGGTCAAGTCGATATTGGGGACCGTCATCAAATCTCCTTGTCTCGTTTCTTTTTGGGGCGCCTTATAGCTTTTTTCTTTGATTGACCATATTCAATTTCAAGCCATTCATCAAAATCTTCATATGCACCTGGGGTGTCGCGTATGTATCGCTCATATTCTTTTATGAGTTCAACATACTCTAAATCATCTTCGTCAAATTGATATGGCATAGTTTGTACCTCTAAAGATTAGCAGGTTTTCATTTAGGGTTAGAGGACCGCCGTTTGACACGTCTTGATATTGGGCCCATATTCGATGGAAAACCGGAGTAAGGTTCACTTTTTTCCGCATCCAAAATATCTTTAATTTCTTCTTTGGAGAAGTGAGATAAGCATGCGTTTATTGTTTCTTTGGTTAATTTATTGGTCATTACTTATCCTGTTCTTTAATTGGGATTTGAGAGTTGTCGGTTGGGTTAGGCCCAGAACCCCACCCCAGATCTTCCGCATCTAGGGGAAGCAATTGATTAACCCACTTGAATCCTTCGAATAGGCCATCCTGCTTGGCGGTTGCGAGAACCCCACCACTTTTGTATAGATCTTCTAGTAATTTCTGACTTGTACGACCATAATCGTCGCCATCGCCACCAAGAATTTCTCGTATTTCGTTTAGAACCATTATTCTAAATTGCTCATTCGCTTCAACTATGTCGCCATTTTGAGAATCTTCTTTTTGCATGTCGAAAAATCTCTCTTGTGCTTTAATTAGATTTGCAACTGTTGGCCAAACGTCCTCACCGAAAGCTCCAAGCCACCCGATATTTGACGCCATTTCTCCGTGTCTCGTAAATCCCTGGCCTGTTATTAAATGCATAAATTCGTGAGGAGTAACGTATGTCTCTCCTGAGTTGTCCCACGATGGTCTATATAAGCCAGCTATGAGATTTCTGACAAGAAGCGCTGCAGAAATAAATCTTCCTCCGTTTTCTGCTGGTTCTTCTGTCGTGTCAGGAATTTGATTCCATCCCTTTGTGAGTGCGCGTTTTACGTCTGGCCTGTCCGGGTCTAATCCCGCCTCCATCAATAGTGTTCTAACCCGTATTGCGTATCTTTTGGCAAATTCGTCATGGTGGGCAACATTGGCGTATGCGCGTTCAAACATTTCCTGTACTCTCATTGCAGCCGGAGATCCACCGAAATCATATGAACTGAGTGGCGTTAATTTTGCATTTTCCAGAGATTCAGCCATATTGGCCCCACCCAAATCCGCAGAACCCTGTGCTGAAATGACGTGACTATCAGCAAGAATTGTTTTTAAGGGGTCGTCTGGGTACATGTGGCTTTTTACCAATGTCATGAATGGAACGCCTGGTACTTTTTGGGAATAATCAAACATAATTGCGCCAAGGTCTGAATACGTCAATTTAGACAAATCACCTTGCTGAAGTTTGCTAATTTCTATTGAGGCAAGTCTTTCTCCCTTGGGGCCCCTAAGCACCAAATAATCACCTCGTTCAAATTTTTCTTTAACAAATTTTCGTTGAGAAAATGACTCTATTGATTCGCCAACGTCTTCGATAAATTTTTGTCGCGCCATAATTGTTTTAGCTGCCGCCCTTGCCCATGTTTCGAGTGGCGGTAAAACATAGTTTCTGGCATCTTGAAGCCATTGTTCGTCGCCAGCAAGATCGGCAAGTTCCGGGACAACTGGACCTAATATTTTTTTTGTTTTTGAGCCAGGGACATCAATACGGGACAGCCCAAGATCCTTAAACAATTCCATCAATGACTCAATTGGAAGTAGTTTTTCTTCTACTCTGTTGAAGCCGGGGTGTGGTTTACCAAATTCTTCCCTTGTAGCCATGTCTGTAAGGAAATTTAGAATATCGTTCATTACTAGGGGAGAGCCATCTTTTTTAAGTATTCCAGACGTTAACTTTGTTAAAAGTCTTTCGTTAAGTGGTGTGGATGGGTTGTCCGCTGGCGATGCTTTTGAAAATGACTTTAAAACTCTTTCCTGTATTGAGGAATCTTCCACTAATGCGCCAGAGCTAAGACTAGGGCCTCCCCTTAGCGTAATTCTATTAAGAGCAAGCCATTGTTTATTGGATAGTCGACCATTCCTGTTGTGCTGAGCAACAACGCTTCGAGAAAAATTATCACTTCTCTGTGATGCGATACTTATCATTTCTCGTTTTTCCGCGTCGGTAAAGTTGATGTTTGGCTGCGCACCAGAAGACAAAGACAAGGAACCTTTACTATCGTCATACCCCCACTCAAGCCACGAGTCGCCGGCTGTATAGACGTGTTTTGCTTTTACGCGTTTTTTTACTATTTCATAATCGCCATTTAATGCACCATTGCCATGATCCACTGCGTACTGCCTAAATGGAGTAACCCAGTCGCCATTGTTTATATTTATGTTATTGGGGGGAAGTTTTTTTAATCTTTCTATTTCGTTTCGAACGCTCTCGGACCAAATGTGCGGCTCAATACCTCGATCAACGCCGTCCGGAAGCCTCCCGCGTCGCATATATCGAGCAAGTTGTTTTTCTAGTTTGTCTATTTGGCTGGCAGTCGAGCGTGGAACAGCTCTATAGATGGTTACTTCGGCATTGGGTTTCCCCTTAAAACGCCTAATCAGATTGAATGCCATCATGTCTAAATTGTCGCTACCCACGCCGTAATATTTGATTGCGTCAGATGTGTAAACATCTTCTGGATAAACTGCATACTCCAGGGACGTTAAGTCGTGCAGGGGGGCCCCAGAGCCGCGACCAGGAGCACCATGAAGCATTCTGTAGTCATTGTCGGCGCCAGATGCGAGAGACGGAGACGCTGAGTCTTTGTTTACGGACGGACTAGTAATTGGACCATCGCCCCCAGTGACTGAACGCCACCATTTTTCTCCCTCTTCTGTGGTGTATCCAGGGCTCACTTCATAGCCTGGATTTTCCGTAAGGAAAGAATCAAGGAGCGCTTCGGCAATACCTTGTCTCCTGTACTCTTCGTCAACGGAAATCATTGCGACAGTGGCTTTTTTTTGTGCTTGATCTAAGTTGTAATCGATATATCCTATGTTTTTGCCATTATCAAATGCGGCCATGTATCCGTTATACATGTCTCTTCCGGGTGAATCGCCGCCCTTAGATATGTTAAATTTTTTGCCATTTACTTCGAACGAACGAACTTCGGCGTATTGTTTATTGTCTCCGAATCGTTCAATATTTAGTTTTGTTTTAAAACCAGCACCAGAAGAAAGACTTGGGGACGTAATTTGTTGTTTCGTTCTTTTTGAATCAATTCTTCTTTTCGCTCTATTTTTGATGGCAGATATACGACTTGGTTTTGCTACTTCGCGCTTGAAAAAGATTGTTGCGCCTTGACCCTCGTCTGCGTTTTTGAATATTTCATCGGCGGCCGCAAAATCAATTAGTTCTTCTGCGGAGGCAGACGATTTAAATTTGTCCCCTTGCTTTTTGTAGAGACTGGAAATTCTTTCTATTTCTTCGGGTGAGAATAATTCAGGATTATTCGATATTGCATCGTCTATTACTTTTATGAATTTCTGTTTAGATGGCTCGCCCATCCAAGTGAAGCCGTTTCTCGCCCAATGTGTCACTCCTTGTTGGTCGGAGGTTGAAGATTGTGCCATTGTAAATATTGAGTCGATACCGAGTTCGGCATAGATGGACTCATTCCTTGCATTAACCGCACTGGCAATACCAAATCTTCTCGCTTCTTTGCCGACGAAGATGGTTTCATGGCCAATAAAAATTTTGTCTCCGTCTGAGACTATTTGCCTAGTTGCAGCAGCAAGGGCAATTGATGATTTTGGATCGTCTACTTCGATTAAGTCAGTCGGGACACCAGACTGGATAAATTTTTGAGTAGCGACTTCGTCTGCTGGGGTAATTTTAAATCCAATAGTTATTAAAGTGACTGGCTTCTTCCCGTCAAAAAATAGCTCACTCATTTCTGCTGCTTGCTCAGCTATGTCTTGTTCAGTTAAGTTATTAACCTGCACACTTCTTACGTTCGCTGTCACTTTAATTTTGTCACCCAGGTTTATTAATTCGCCTGAGCTGGATTGAATAATTAATGGTTTATCTAATTGGATCTCGTTAGAAAACAAAGTTTCCAAATTGTTTTTAATATCATTTTTAAAGTTAATTCTGTCTTCGGACTCTAATAGTTCTTCCTCGTCGTCACCGAACACATCCTGTCCGGTTACGACGTACTCATCTGCAGTTCGCAGTTCGCTCATCCTTATTAAGTCTTTAAAGTTATTAGAAGATTCGACCTGCTTGGGTGACGGGGATGGCTGGCGTCTCAAAATTTGTTCATATTTTGCACCAGAAGCCAAAGAGATGCTATTGTCACCGTATTCCGCTGCGCTCATTAGGTCGCGGTCAAGACCACCCTCATAGGATGTCGAGGTTCTGTTACTGCTACGGTTTTTGTCCCGAGAGAAAGCTTGTTCGGATGCAGAAGTATTTGCAGTACGTCGTTTAAGTTTTTGTTCTTTTGTTCTCCCCGAAGATAGGGCCACATCCAACGCTTCGTGTTCGTCCCATGGGCGTTTTTCTGTGCCGTCGCCGAGAAAACTTTCAATATCTTTCCTTAATTTTTCGTTAATTGCTTTTTCTCTGACTTCTTTATTTGGATGAAGGTACGCAACCATTCCTTCAGCAAAAGTTTCTGCTGGGTTTACGTGTCCATAGGACGTGATTACGCGAGGGACGTCTTTTGTTTCGTCTATTGGGATTTCGTTGTCCCAAAGGTCCATTAGCGCTTGGTCTTTTTCTGTTTGTTTATAGTATTCAGCCAACCCAAGAGCATTTATGTAGTTGTCATCGTTTATGTCGCCCGACCCAAAAAAGTTTGAGCGATTCTTTTTGGTATTTTCTGTGTCCTTTACTGCTCTAAAATTTAGCCAATGGCCCCATTCGTGAACCATTGTTCCGGCAATTGATTTATCAATGTGCGTATCCGATTGGAGCGGCATATGTGTATCTGACCAAAGAAGTTCTGTTTTTTTATCCGAGGAACTGTCTTCTCTGTCCACTAAGGCGCGCCTATTGAATGAGAGGCGATTTGTAGCCGGGGAAAGTCGTGCTCTCACAAATGGTCTCTTCGCCACCCCTCTTTTCTCTTTCAACTCGTCTAATTTTTCCTTAACTGACGGTATTGACTCATAATAATTGACCGAATCTATACTCATAACCCCAATTGATGGAGCTCCATGATTTTCAAAAGCCCATCTAACGGCAGGAGATGAATCAAGTAGGGCTTGTACCGCTTCTCTAGACGCGGTTACGCTTTCTGGGGAATAGTCAACTCCATCCCATGGTGAATTAGTTAGCATTTCATCGTAGTATTTTCTGAACGCAGCATTCATGTTGGGCATTTCGTATGCGCCGGGAGCAATATCGTCGACCCACATTCTAAAATGTGATTCTTCGGAGTCGGGAACAATTAAATTAGCAATTTGTTTCCCAGTAAGCCCTTTCAGCCAAGTATTTTTTGATGCATTGATTGTTCCCCCGAGAACGCTTTCGTCTCCATACTTGTAGTCCTTGGAGCGATGTTTTTTTAATAAATCGCGTTGATTTTTTTCAAAAGATATAGTGGGACGCTTAACTGTCTTAGAGAGTTTTATTGTTGGTCTTTCTCTTGAACCCGAAGACAAACTTGGGGATTCTTTTTCCTTTACAGATTTAACAAAAGACGCTTTTGCCTCGCGGAATTTTTTTACCTCAGATTCAAATTTGTCATTATTTGCTTTAAGTTTATTTTTTCTTTTATTTGAGTCAAGCAAGTTTGTTGGCCAGTCTCTCTCGATGGCTCCGTTGATGATCGCAGACATCACTAGGCCGGTTGCTTGTGCGTCAGCATCCGCTGTGTGATGTTTTTCGCCAAGGTCAACTTCGAGGTACTTAGTTATTGCGGCTAATCCATTTGATGCTTTCTTGGAACCATCGGGGGCGACAATAAATGGTCCATCCTGATTGTCTTCTGACCATTTTGGGAGCGTCATGTCTGCGATGTCTTTGGTGTCGAGATATCCTCCTGGTCGCCAGTCGATCCCAGCATCGCTTAATGTTTTTTCTAAAACATCTTTATCAAACGCAGCATTTTGAACACCAAATATTGCGTCCTCTCCGGCAAATTCGACAAGGGCTTTATGTGCATCAGCTATTGAGGGCTGAGTAGCCAACCAGACATCCGTCAGTGGATTACCATCTTTGTCTTTTAGATTATTTCTAGACCAATCACCCAGCGGTTCATTTGGGTTCATGAAAATATTGAGACGAGATATTTCTTTCCCGCCCTTCATTTTAACAGCACCAAACTGAACTGGTAATCCGTTTGAAGAAGGCTCTCTGAATTCGTCAAATACAAGACCGGTTGTTTCGTAATCAAAAAAAATTACTTCTGTGTCGTCGTAGATTTCTTTGAATTCTTCCCAAGTTTTGGCTTTACCGAATTTTTTTTCCGCGCTTCCGATAAACGGTCCATATGTTGGTTTGCGTGGAAAGGATGGTTTTTCTTTTGCTCCGCTAGACAAAGACAATGGGTTGTTTATCGAGCCAGGGCTATTTGGTGTGGGGTCTGGTTGCTCCCAGCCGGGCCATCCGTCAAAAAGTGTCCCGTCCCTGTTCTTGTCAACTCTGGTTAGAGGATTTAAGTCTCCATCAGGAATTCCTAGTCCGCGTCCAGAACGTCTTTTCCCACCGATACTCGGTCTGTCAATCATTCGGCTTGCGGCAAGTGATCCAATCCGCCGACCTATTGATTTTGTGCCAAATTCCTGTTTTTTACCTCGACGAGACAGGGTAAATGGAATTTCAAATTCGTTGTTTTGCGAAGACATTGCGCTTGCAATAATACCACTATGCGCAAAAGACTGGGAGTTTGTTGTTATCTTTCCCAGAGTCTAACGTTGCATTTTTGACAGATTATGGCCCACGGGTAACGTAATACCATATTCTCGGGGTGCTGACATTCGAGCAGATTTTTTGCTTCGTTGTTAAGTGTTTGTCTAATCCACGCAGAAACGGTCATATCGCATCCCATAGAGGCTTGACGCCACCTCTCTCTGTCGTTTTCCGTACACCTAATCAATTGCTGAACCTGTGCTGGACCATCATCATCTTTTACTATCGGCTGGATTGTCATGTTTAATGAGTCGGCCACCTTGTTCATTGCTGGAACAATGTTGCTAGAAACAACAACACCCTCGTAGGCATTTTCAGAGTTTTGTTCAGTCTTCGACATTTTCATCATCCTTTTCTTCAAGCGCAATAGTAGCAGTCGCGTCGTTTTCGATTACCTCCCCGTCGATTATTTCTGAACTATTTGCCATTAATAGCGATTTGACTGTTTCTGCTGGTAGAACACCGGAAATCGCCATTAGCTCTAAGAGTTTCCTTGCTTCTGACTCTGGGTCAAAGCCTATTGCTGGTCTAGTTACGCCCTCTTGTCCAGCTATTGTTGCCCTTATTGTCTGAGATCCATTTACATCCATTTGCACATTGATATTTGTGTTATCCATGCCTAGTAGTTTTGTTCTTCTATCCATAATGGATAAAACCTGTTGTATTGCTTTCATGTCTGGTTCTATTTGTTGCTCTGTGCCATCATCCATCACTTGCCTTCGGTGTTGAGTCATTGGCCAAATTGCTTGCTGTAGATTATCTAATCGCTCCAGCTCCATCCTCAATACTTCTGGGTACGCAAGTACGGCTTCTTTATTCATTTTCTCAAGTTGTCTTTGTATTGCTTTTGAAACAACGCTGTTTGATATTCCAAACCGACGACCAATTTCATTTATGGAAGTACCAGCTTGCCGCATTTTAAAAATGCGCATATCTCTTTCGCTTAAAAATTCTTTTGTTGTTATGGGTTTAGACTTATCTTCACTCATACTCCGACTTTCATCCACTCCAAGACCTCAAATGGGAATCTCTTCCCTCGTTTCATTTTTGTGGGCCACGGACGTTCTTCTCGTGCTCCTCTAAAATGTTTGACGTCATAAACATAATCCCCCAAGGCGGTGGGGTCTGGTTGTAAAGAGATTCCAAATTCTGGCCACCTAGACCAAACCGCAGAACCGAATGGTCGGAGGTCTCTTGATGACATGGTCGTGCCGAGTGGTGCGTGATGCTCAATCCATAAAGCGCAGTTGTAGACAGTTCGTATCGTGTCGAGATATTTTGCAACCTCAATCGCAACAGATTCGGATGTTCGCCCTCCGGGGTCAAGGAACGCCTTATAGAGCGGCCCAATGACCAACATGTGTGGCCTAACTTCTTCAAGGGCTTCCTCAAGAGTTGCTCTATCCTGAGCTTTCAGCAAGTCCATGCCAGATGGTTTCGTGAGAATGTAAGCATCTAATTTATCGACCTTAGACAACAACATTGCCTCTCCCGCTATCTGCCGAGAGGTTCGTCGAATAATTCGCTCAGGGTTTTCTAGGTCTACAGTAAGAGTCCTGACAGACGGAATTCGCTGGAATGCAAAAGGATGTATCCCGGCAGAACAGCAGATAGCGACTTGTCGAGCAAGCATCGTTTTACCGACACCTTCTGCGGCAACAATTATTACCCGTTCCATTCTTTCAACTAAACCGGGTATGACCCAATCATGAGACTCATTTGTTGACTCGTTAAGAAAGTCATTCCACTGAACCAATCTTCCTGTATCGAGAACATGTCCGACGGTAGCTGAGGAGACAATTAAATTACTTTTTGCTATTTTTTGTTTTGCGGTTAAATCTTCTCTGCTCAAGAGATTGTTGAGTTTGATGAGTGTTAGCTCTTCCGGCGATAGATCTTCGGCATTTTTTTCTTCAGTTAAATCTGTTCCTGATTGTTTGATGTCCACCTCTTGAAAAGGGGTTGCTTCAATGTCGAGCGGAATGAGGTCTTCTATTTTTGCGCCAGACACAATATGGTCTGTTATGTCCTTAGTCGAAGGGCAAATCCACAACTGAGAATCACAGCCAGCCGATTGCAGTTCCCCAAAAACATTGATGGCATGTTTTTTGCCAATATCGTCATTGTCCGCAACTATCTCGATAATGCCGCCAGCGAGGGCCTCGGTATGAATATCCAACCATTTCCCCGCACCACCCGGCATTGTCGTTGCGACAATGCCCAGGTCCATGAGTGTGTCAGCATCTTTTTCACCCTCCACTAACCAGATAGGGGTGTTCTTCGCTTTAGCATCCAAAACAGCTGGAAGGTTGTAAAGAACCTTAGGAGTTTCGCCAAGTGAATATATCCAACCACCAGAACCATCTGGTTTTCTTTGTTGAAATGTTTTTTTGCCATCTTCGGTTACTAGGCGAACTTTTTGAAACAAAAGCACACCGTGTTCATCCGTATAGTCGTAGGCCTTAACGAATTTTGGCTTGCTTTTTACAGCATTGCTTTTTATGGGGTTAATTGGTGCTTGGATTTTTTGTGTTGACGCTTTTGGGATTGCGGTGGCATTTTTAGATGATGGGTATTTATCGTCTGGTGGCATAAGGTCGGCAACTTTCAAACCAACGGAAGCACAAATCTTTTCCACGTCACAGGACATAGCCCTATGGCAAGTGACGAGAGTTCTTCCATCTCCGCCCTGGCCAATAGCTAGGGATGGGTTGCTGTCATCATCCCTGCAAGGACATCGAGCTTGCCAGCCATTTGTTGTTTGACGAACACCTGTAAGCCTGCTTAAAAAATTAGATGTTTGATCGGATGGAATTTGCGCCATTTATAGATACTAGTTTCCGAACTTGAAACCAAGCAAAATATTTAAAGGCTCCCGAGGGACTAGTGCTACACCAAGTTTTCGTCTTAATGTTTTCCGCTCTCGCTCTGTTTTTCCGCCCCATATACCAAAAGGTTCATGGCGAAGCGAATACTGTAAGCATTCTTCAATTATTGAACACTTTGAGCAAATTGATTTTGCGGTGGCAGTATTGTTTTTACCTCTTAAGTATCTTGCGGAATAAGAATCTCCAGATTTTTCAGCAAAAGGGAAAAATATGTTTGGATCATGTCCAAGACATTTTCCATTTCGTGGTGGAGTGTTCGGTATTGCAGAAAGTTCCATGTATCCCCCTGATACTTAAAGTGGTGAAAAACACATCCTACTGTTGACGAGTTAATTTTTCAACATCAAAAGCAGAAAGATAAATAACTGCATTTTTGATTATCAATTTGCCGTTTATGTCTTCTGCTATTACGTCGACCGCGTCAAGCGGAATTCCAAACCTGGAGGATAATGCAGCTCTTGTTTTGTCAAGTCGCATTTCTTCCAAACTTAAATCCGGCTCGTCGGTAAGAATAAAAGGCCCACGAATTAAAGCTTTCATTTCTACATTTTTTTGTCGAGCCCTAAAACACCAGGCGCAAGCAATGTCTTCTGTTGTCGCAGCACGCTTTCTTGTCTCGACATGACCGCATGATAATTCATGTCGATACGTGATATTGCCCCAACTACCCGTCTTGGTGACAGATAATATTTTTTTTCTCGGAGCTTTTCTGTGGTCAGTTGTCATGACCCTGTAGGCATTGCCTACTTGAAAAGCTTTTTGAAAAATCTTTTAATCGAGCGCTTCTGCTTCTTGACCGCATTGTCCACCTTAGTATTGGCTTCGGAAACATTGTCAAGCACAGCATTGACAAACTCCTCAGCTTTCACAAAATGTGGCGATAAATCTGCAGGCTTGGGTGTCTCTGCTTTCTTTACAGGAGCTTTTGGGGCGGCTGTCTTTTTTGCAGGAGTCTTTTTTGCAGAACTCTTTTTATTGTTTGTTTTTTTGGATTTATTGTTATCTGACATACATAAGACTCTAGTAGACGTGGCTGGGGTGGTGGTGGATGTTCCTATTCTCTTTAATGCTTAACAGTAAAACGTCATCCCCTGCCAATGGCTACTTTCCCTTAATATTTGGCGGTGGAAGAATATATTGACGATTTTGGCAAATGTGCTTTAGCTCTTACGTCTGCTCAGTTAGCCAAAAATACTGCCGTCAAAGAGTATGGCGTGGGGGAAGATGTGGCGACTCATTTTCTTGGATGGGTAGGCCCCAGTCTGGTGATGATCGCTCAAATGAAGACAGAGATATCAAGAGACCCGCATCCTCGAAGATTCAATAAATGCAAAAAACTATGTTCGATGATGCGTCGATACTGGGGGGTTACGGGGATTACTATGGTTGCCGAAGGGTATTGTTCTTTTAGTGTAGATAAAACAAAAGACTTAGAGCTGGCCGATGCGTTCCTAGATTCAAAATTGCCGGTCAAGGAGTGTATTACGATAACACACGTAAGCATGTCTGACCATGGCGAAATATTGCCCGTGGCAATGTTGGCAGCGCCCTACACAGTAGGTATTGGTAAAATAGTCACCTGGGACGATCTAATCATTTACCCTGAAGACGGCGAAAAACACACCAGGCACTCTGCATACCCCGTAATGCTGCGCAGAACAATGGATGAAAAATTTGATTCATCAGTACCGATGTCTCAATTTAATGAAATAAGAGAAGAAATTTCCCAACATGGCTTTCTTCTGCAAGAATTTTAAATGGCTGTATAATTAGTAAATGAATCAACCATTTTATTCAAGCCCAGCATTCGGTGGACCCGGCGAAAATGAAGAAATCAATGGTGTGACGTATTTACGGGCTACACGTTCTCCGTGTCCGATCTGTGGACACCCCACAGGAGATTGTAGCGGGGGGGATGATGAAGCTGAATTGAAACAAATTTGGGGATATAACACCAATTCAAGCCTTGATGAAAGTCAAACATTCACGATCAAAGAAGATTATTGGGTCTCCCACGAGATAGCCCCTGGAGTGAATATGCAAAAACTATTATACAAAAAGGGAAAGGCGATTCCGTTATCCACAGCCAAAGAATTGGGTTTAATAAAATAAAAAATTAGTTAGATGCTGGACCATTTCAGTATTCAAGTTTGCGCTACACTCGTCTCTCTTATCACTCACTACTTATGGGAATGGAATAATGTCAACTCTTAGTCAGTCATTCGTCGACTCTTACAAAAATAAACAGGCGCCTTGGGGCTTTAATGGAATGGGAGAAATAGTATTTCTCCGTACCTACAGCCGTAAAAAGGTAGATGGCAACAACGAAACATGGCCAGAAGCGCTTCAGCGAACAATTAATGGGGCGATTGAAATCGGTGTTGAGTACACGACAGAAGAGGCTGAGCTACTTTTTGATCACTGCTTCAATCTTCGTTGCTCATTTTCCGGTCGCTCCCTATGGCAATTAGGGACCCCTCTTGTTCGGAAACTGAATGCAACATCGTTAAATAACTGCTACTTCACCAATATTGAGAAAATAGAAGACTTTGAGCTCCTATTTGAGTATCTAATGCTTGGTGGTGGTGTTGGTTTTTCTGTAGAGCGTTCCAAGATTCATGATTTACCCAAGGTTAAGTCGGGGGTTGTAATCACTCAAGAGCGCAGCAACGATGCTGACATTATCGTTCCTGATTCGCGTCAAGGCTGGAAGCGCCTTCTGCACGCTGTATTGAAATCTTATTTTGATACTGGTAAATCATTTTCATATTCAACTATTTTAATTCGCGAATATGGAGCTCCTTTAAATACTTTTGGTGGTACCGCATCCGGTCCTGGCGCGCTCATTGATGGAATATCAGATATCTGCAAGGTTTTACAAAACCGCGAGGGCAAAAAACTTCGCTCGATTGATGTTTTGGACATCTGCAACATTATTGGACGTATTGTCGTCTCCGGCTCTTCGCGACGTTCAGCTCAAATCGCCATGGGTGACCCAGACGATGTTTTGTTTATCCGCGCAAAAAACTGGGCATCAGGCAATATCCCTGCCTGGAGAGCAAATTCAAATAACTCAATTTATGCAGACCACTATGACGAGATAATGAGTGAGTTATGGAAAGGTTACGACGGCACTGGAGAGCCTTACGGATTATTGAATCGCCGCCTCGCTCGCAAATATGGTCGTCTCGGTGAAGTGAAAATTGACAATTCAATTGAAGGCTTTAATCCATGTGCCGAGATTGCTCTCGCTGATGGAGAATCATGCAACTTGGCAACTATATTTTTATCAAATATTGAATCGCTTGAGCAGTTTAAAGAAGTTTCTCGTTTGCTTTATATGACACAAAAGCAAATCACTCGCATGGCGTATCCGTACGAAAAGACAACAAGTATCGTGAGCAAGAATGCAAGACTTGGACAGTCTGTAACCGGAATTCTTCAGTGCTCAGAAGAACAGATTTCGTGGCTGTCTCCTGCGTACGAATACTTGCAGGAGTTTGATAAGCAGTACTCTGCTGAACGTGGGTGGCCAGAATCGGTTCGGTTGACTACAGTTCAGCCCTCTGGAACGCTTTCGCTACTGCCTGGCGTAACCCCGGGGATTCATCCTGCATTTGCTCCATTTTACGTTAGGCGAGTTCGTTTTGGCTCATCTGACCCGCTTGTTGATGCGTGTCGCAAGCGTGGGTATAAGGTCCAATGGGACATCGGTATTGATGGCAGAGAAGACCACACTCGCTATGTGGTGGACTTCCCGTGCATGTCGCCAGAAGGCTCGGTTCTTGCTTCGGCAATGACCGCAGTCGAACAGCTCGAATGGGTAAAGAAGATGCAAACCGAATGGGCGGACAATGCTGTTTCGGTTACCGTCTACTACCGAAAGGAAGAGCTTTCAGATATTCAGGAGTGGCTCTCAAAGAATTACGATAAGAGTGTTAAGTCTGTTTCATTCTTGTTGCATGTTGACCACAATTTCTCGCTACCCCCATATGAGGAAATTTCCAAGGACGAGTACGACAGGATGCTCGCCAAGGTTGACTTCTCTGCCCCACTACAAGAGATTGCGTTTATGGGAGACCTAGATCTAGATAATTGCGCAACTGGTGCCTGTCCGATAAAGTAACCCATATGCGTCGGTGGCCAAATGGATAAGGCAACAGACTTCTAATCTGTAGACTGTAGGTTCGAGTCCTACCCGGCGCGCCACGAAATACATGGTTTATACGTATTTACTGAGGAGAAATTAATCAATTTTATACTAGAGTAGACATCCTATGAATAGAGGTATTGTCCTTGTCGAGAACTTAAGCATTGGTGATATTCCAAATACGCCTCAAAATTCAAATTTCAACAATTTAACGTTAAATCCATCTCGTAATTTATTATTGGAGTACGCGAAAGTTTATGGTTGGCCAATAAGTTTTGCCCAAGAGCAAAAAGGTCAATTAATTCAAAATATATTTCCGGTTAAGAAAACAGAAAATCAACAGATTTCTACTTCATCAAAGGTAGAGCTTGGCCTGCATACAGAAACGGCATTCCATCCATATAAGCCAACCGCCGTTCTACTACTTTGTCTTCGTGGTGACCCAAATGCTGTGACCACCTACGCTTATGTTGACGAAATTGTCAAGCATCTTGAACCTTCAGTTATAGATACGTTGACAAAACTATGGTTTACTACTTCTATTGATGATAGTTTTCGAACCAATGGTGAATCGGACATGGAACTTACTTGCTCCGTGCTTCGGGAAAGTTTTTTAAACAAAACAATCGCTGACCAATTTTTTGAAATAACATACGACGAAGTTTTAATGAAAGGTGTAAATGATGAAGCCATTGACGCCCTAGAACATCTCAAAAACGCAATCGCAAACTGCACTCGTGAAATAACGCTGAAAACTGGAGACTTGCTTATTATAAATAACAAAACGACAGTACATGGTCGTCGACCATTTGAGGCTCGCTACGATGGGACCGATAGATGGGTGCAACGAATTCTTGCCATCGATACATTGCCCCCCGCATCTCATCGGGACGGTCATGTTATTGTAACTAAATTCGGAAAGTGAGTTGTATTTTCAATAAATCGCTATTTACGGCTCTATAAAAATGCACTCCCCCTGAACAATCCTTGGTATAAAAACCTTATAAACAAAGGCTCAAAATAATAAGTTGTGTTTTGATTAGAACCGCTATACAGTAAAAACCTACTATAAATACTTACTAGCGAAAGATAAACAGTGAAAAAAGTTTGTGGACTAATTAAAAAATTCCTAAATGTAAAACAACATTACAAATTAGCGAAAACAGAACACCCAGGTTGGGTGAAATTCACAAAGTGTTATCTTGTTTGTGCCGTCGCTTTTGTTTTGTTGGGCACATCTTTAACCACATGGCTAGAGGGAAGCGATGACCCAGTCTACAAATACGAAATACTTTCGTGGGCATTTCTTGCCCTCTTGCCCCTGACTCCACTTTTTATATTTTTACTGATGTATCTTGCTGTTATTGGCATGCTTTTGTATGGTGTTGTTATTTTTTCCCCAATATGGGTTCCTATAGTTTTTTTCAGTACACGTTGGGAAAAACAAAAACTTGAGGAAGAAGAAAAATTAATTGCTATCGCCAATGCACTTATGCAGAATGAATATCGCCAAATCGGAATTGAGCAGACAAAACCCGAGGACCGAGCATATGTCAAAGCAGTTGATTCGGTTTATTTTGATGGCACAAAAATTGTTATTAAATGTCGATACAACCCCACGTTAGTGAAATCAATTAAAGGATTAAACCGAGTCATGTGGAGCAAGACTCTTATTGCTTGGGTTTGCCCTGTTGGCGAGTATTCCAATGTTCTCGGCATTTCAAAACGATTTAATATTCCCCTGCACGAATCTCTTAACAACATAAATACAGTCGTGGAGGCACAGATTGACTCAACCTCCCCTGGCACCAACGCCAGAATGTTGATACTGCGCGAAAAAGGAGCCTATGTATCAAAGCGACACAACACTCCCCGCATTGACGAGGGGTATGTATACCTAATTCGCGCAACAGGTGAAAATTTATACAAAATTGGAAAATCTACCAACCCTGAAAAGCGAATTCAATCAATTATCGGGGGTCTTCCAATGAAGGCAGAGGCAATCCATGTTGCTTGGTTTGAAGACCATTCTTATGCGGAACAAATGTTTCACGATACATTTAGCAAAACACGGGAAAATGGAGAGTGGTTTATTCTTGAAGACGAAGATGTGGAATTTATAAAATCTTTCGGACAAAAATACGATTTGAATCCAACAGACGAACAACTAAAAGACCGAGCACGATTTGAAGAAAAACGCAGCAAAAATTATCGGGAGTTTAAGCAGCGAGAGCAGCGTCGAAATTCCAAAAAATTTGTTTAATCAACCTCAATAAAAATACACTCACCAGGGCATTCTTCAGCAGCATCTATAACGTCT